TTATTCAAATAAATCCAGATTCTGGTCTAGATGAAACTTAAGCTTTTCCTCGCCGTTTACGATACTGCGGATTGTTCTAATAGTCACGCCAAATTTACGGGCTATCTTTGAGCGGCTTTCTTTTTTAGCAGCAAGCTCACGGATCGTTCTATTACGCATTGCAATCGTGATTGTTGTAGCCATAGGTACTTCTATTGAAGTGTTACCCAAGTGCTCTGAGAGCAGCTGTAACTTAGAATAACCAATGATCTGTGAAAGTTCATGATGAATGCCTAAAGCGTGTTTATGGGGCACGAAAACTAGAATGCCGCCATAACTTTCAATAAGACTTAAAGCTGGTTTTACGCCAATGAGCTTCGCCACAAATGCAAAGTTTTTAGGCATAAGTGCAATGAGTTCTTCATCTGAAAATAATTGTTGTGCGTCGGTAATGTGAGGACGATAAACCATAATTGCTCCCGCTGTTATCCCATGTTAAGATTTAGCAGTCTTATGATTCATCTCCTTAATCTTGCTCTGGTTAAGTTGATAAAGAACCTCAGTGTTGGCGCACTGGGGTTTTTACTTTCTTATTGTTCTGTTCTTTCAATGCCGCAACGTTTGCACCATTGTCGTAAGTGAGTAATGATCATGTCTGCGTGATGACTGCTCATAAATTGCAATGCACTCACACCAACTTTGTTCTCTACAAATTTTGCTAAAGCTTTTTCACTACTGTTTTTGACTACACCAGCCGCATGTAGCTGCAACCATAGGTGTCGAATTAATTTGCTTTGTGAGTCGCTTGCTAAGTTCTTAATACCAGCTTTATTTTTTGATTCAATTTCAAAGCCAAGTTGTTTGAAGCGATCCAGCACAGCTTCAAGCTGTGCTAGGTTCAAATCTTTTGAACTGGTTTTACCAGTTGTACTGGTAAGAATGTCGCGGTAAAGCTCATCATCTAAATTAAGCTTTGTTTTGCCTACATGGATTAGCTTGATCAGATTAGCTTTCTTATTGAATTTCATTTCACACCGCACCTTGGAATGCTTGAAACAGTCCGATAATTGCTAGAAAAGCCAATGTGATTGATGCACCTGCCTTAAACTTATATGATCGTTTCTCAAATATAGTTAAGCCAGTATTATTTCGGGTGGTCCAAGCCAATTTAGCCTCTTTAAAGCAAGAGCCTAAACCTATTAGAAAGACCGCAAAGTAAGCCAGTACAGTTGCCCAATTCAGCAATTCATTCATGTAGGTGCTCCCAACTTTTCAAATTGTTTGCCGCCATTCATTGCTTGATTAAGCTTTACTGATTTCCCAGATTGTTTACCCGCATGATAATCATTAGCTGCTCTATCATTGAAAGCTTTGCCTTTATTGCGGTCTTTAGGCGTAAATGAACCAAGCTTTCCATGCGCTTTAGCCATATATTTTTTTATACGTTCATTAGTGTTTGCAGGTACTTCAATATCTAAGTCGGTTATTAAATGCTTAACTGAATCTACCCAACCTTCACAGAATAAGTCAGCACGACGCACCTTATTTTTTTTGACAGTTACACGCTTTAAGCTGTTTTCAATAAAGCTTTTTCTTGAACGGATCACTTGGCGATATAAAACATCGAAAGTATAAGAGGCAACTTCTGGTGCTGGATCGACACCAATAAATGTCCATGAAGCTTTAATGCCCCAAGTACTGCTACCAGAACTAAAAATAGGTTTACATTGCATAGCTCTGGCAATTGTCAGAACTAAACTTGCTTCCCACGCTTGCGGTATCTTTGTTGCTTTACTTTCACAGCTAGCCTCTACGATATCAAGCAGATCAGGATCAATCTGAAATTCACGCATTAAAGACTGTGCTTGACGTAGTGCAATTGCAGCTTCATTTTCATTGGCTGATTTAGCTAGTGCTAAACATTTTTTTATCTTAAGAATTGCTTCTTCACGTGACATACCCATTACGATGTCTCCTTAATACTTTCCACAACTTCAGGTGGTAACTTTTCTAAATCTTCGATGCTGATCATTATGTTCTCGCTGCTCATCAGTACTGGATCACGACATCCAGCAGACACAGGCACGAATGCCTGTGTTTCGCTTATGCTTGAAGCGTGTTCAGAGCTATATCAATCGCACGTTGTTGAACTGTATGCCGTGAAATTCTCTGACCAGCCTCATTCAAAACGTGATACTCGAACCATCCGCAAATGTTGAATTTACGGACAACACTTAAACCGTGCTTTTCAAGCATGTCTAAGCCCTTAATTTTTGTTGCCATTACTTAACAGCCTCTTTAAGTGCTTTACCTGCTTTGAAGGTAGGTACTTTTGCCGCAGCAATTTGTAGCTCTTCGCCAGTTTTAGGATTTCGGCCAGTACGCGCAGCACGTTCTTTTACGGAAAAGGTTCCGAAGCCGATTAATGCAACGTCATCCCCAGCAGCAAGTGCTTTGCTGATGCCACTTTTAACTGCATTAAGAGCAGCTGTAGCTTGTGCTTGAGTAAGAGAAGCAGAAGAAGCGATGTGTTTGATAAGTTCTGATTTGTTCATGAGTTTAATTTCCTTCAGTAGTTGCTTGATTTTGGTTAAGTGCTGCACATGCAATTTCTGCATGTTCGTGGCGGTAGAGATGACCGACTAAAACGTCGTCATCACGGACGATTGCAAACAGGGCTTGCGGATCATCATTTAGTTGCGGTTCAAGTGCTTTAACTGTGTACATGTTGATAGCCTCAGTTTTAGGTTTAATGAGCAGCTGTAGCAGCTGGATCAACTGTTTCAATTTCATAGCCAAAGTTGTTGCGCTGTTTAAGAGTTGCACCAATTTCAGCGATTAGTTCAGGCGTGAGTTGTTTGATTGACTCCTTATCAGGTTCGGTTTTAGTACGGATGCAGTGTTCAAGCTTTAATTGCTTGAGCATCTGGCAAGTAAAAACAGGATCAGGAATAGTCACACTGGTTGATAAACGGTAGCCAACCGAACCGTGTGTCAACTTTTTACTTTTGATTTGCAAAAACTCATTTTTGCGTTGATCACAAAATTCTTTAAGTTGAAGTTCATGCGCCTTAACTCGTTCCAATAGCGGTTTAAGACGTTGTTTGGTTGCTTCCTTGAGCTTGTCGACCTGTTCATTACAAGCAGCTTCTTCAAGTGCGATGTCACGGTTGAGAACAGCCATTTGTGCCAATGTTTGATCAACTGCTTCCCAACTTTGAAGTTGTGGCTCTTTAAGTGATTTACGTACCATTAGTTTGTTTGCTCCTGTGTTTCAGCTGCTTTTAAGCGTTGGTAGCACTGTTCTAAAGTTTCATCTGGTTGCTTGTGTTTAACGACATGCGCCATAAGTTGTTCTTTTGGAATATTCTTCAGCCCACGTTCTGGCTGCTTCTCATTCATTTGGACAAAGCCCATCATTTCTTTAAAGTTGGTGTTTGGACGTTCATGTTTTTGACGTTCATGTTCCGCTTGCTCAGCTGCACGTTCAGCTTCAGTTTTAGCTAGTGGTGCAGCAGCTCGACGCTCTGTTGGTACTGGCGCATTTTCTGGCTTAAATGAACTGATCACTTCATATAAATAGCCGTGGTTTTTCAGAGGCAACTGCAACTTGCCTTGGTCACGACGCTCAAGCATTGTGTTGATTGCCCAGATCCATGCTGCTTTAGGAGCTGGGTAACTGTGGTGACCACGCTTGATTTGCTGCGCATTAATATCCTCAGCAATTTCACCAAGAAGCTTTGCTGTACGTTCAAATGTCAGGTCACGGTTCGTGGAGCGGAACATTCCCAAGTACTTCACTAGTGGCTGCGCCAAATCACCAACCAAATTGAGTGATGCAACAAAAGCTTTGCTGGCATCACCATGCCCTAAAAGGGCATCTAAACTGGTGGTCGCTCCACATGCTGGGCATCTAGTTTTCATTTTTACCAACCTCAAATGCACTTGAACCCATAGCAGCCAATGCGATTGCCAGACCAAAAGGCAAACGTCCAAGGCCGATTGTTTTGCCTCTAGATTGAAGCTTTTGGCGACTTGCAATTACAGCTTGATTGGCTGCTGCATTGGTTGCTTCATTACGTGCAATTGCCTGAGCAACACGTTCTTCTTTTGTGCCACGACGCTTTGCTTCACCCATTTGTTTTCACTCCTTGTGCCGACTTAACCATTGCTTGATAAACAGCCTTTGCTAAAAAACCAGCTCCAGCTTCCATACCAGCTCGTTCCATTTCTTCAGTAGGCTGTTTGGGAACAAGCACATAGTCACCACTGACTAATTTGTCGATATCTTTGGCAAATTGAGCGCGCTTTTGTTTGATGTTCATAGACCACCTCGGAAATGCTTAACTTTGCTTTCAACTGCTGTTTGACAGTCAATGCAAAGCTTTACGTTACCTAGAGCGCGACGACGCTCAGGAATTTCTGCACCACATTCTTCACATTCATGTTCACTTTCACCGTCAAAGGTTTGGCGATTTGAAAGTGTTTGCTGAATAGTTTCTTCGGCGATGCCTTCAGCTACATCTGCAAAATCAACCATTGCAACCTCCTAGAATTTTGCTTAATGCATCAAAACCAGCAGTTCCTACGACCATAATCGTGATGCAAATAGCAACAACGATGCGAAAATCACCCATTGCAACCTCCTAGAACAGCAACAACTACAGCGACTGCAACGAACCAAACTAAAAAGTTCACTATCAGTAAATTTCTTAAATTAAATTTCATGAGTTAAACCTCCATCACCAAGTCGCCAGTGACAACATCGACACCCAAGTCAGCAGCCACGTTTAAGGCGCCCGTTAAAAGGTTGCCTACTGCCAGAGGGTATAAAAGGCTTTCGCTATGGTTCTTACGACCAACATTTCGAGAAAGTTTTCTGCAAATGGCATCAATGCCAGACTCATCAATAAAGTCTGAAAGTTGACGGCCAGCTGCTTTGCAACGATGCTGTAAATAGTCAACAAGCGTGGTTTGTGTAAATGGTTCAAGGGTCACAATTTCACAGCGTTGCACGACTTCACGAACTTCTTGATTGTTTTCAGCCAGTTTGATTTTTAGTTCATCTTGACCAATCAAGATGATTGACATTAAAGGTGTAAATCCATTTTCAAGTTCAAGAAAACGCTTGAGATGCTTGAGTGTAGTAATCGGTAAGCTTTGAGCTTCTTCAATAACAAGAACATGGTGATGCCCAGCACGACTCGACTCTTTGAGTAGCTGATGCACTTGGCGAAAGCGTGCTTCAGGAGAGCGTTTTGCATTAGTGCTTGGAGCTAATGCCGACAAAATTGCCTCAGCAATATGCAGTGACTTGAGGGTTTTACCCTTAAAGTCGTTGTCTTCAGTTGCCAAAATATAAGGTTCAATGACAATGGCTGCTTCTCGTTCACGTTCGATACGATCAATCAATTCACGACGTAATGTTGATTTACCTGAGCCAGATTGACCAACCACAGCAATAAAACTGCTATTGCCTTTGGCTGCTTGCCACATCGCTTCGCGAACATAATTAATGTCGCTGTTATTGAAAAGTTCCCCAGCAGTGCGGATATTTTCTGTAAAGATGTTTTTGAAAAGTGCAAATTTTCTTTTTGCTTCTGGTGTTAATGTTTGTTTGCGTAGTAGCATGAGTTGCTCTTCCTCTGGTTGAGTAGTGCTGTCAGTTCCACAATCCAAGGCTTGGTCGTCAACGGTGTGGGATTGATCAGCATCTAATGCGTTTTGAATGTCTTCATGTGCAATGCCTTTGTTCTTTAAAAGCTCAATGAATTGGGCTTTAAACTCAGCAGCGCGTTTCTTCGGTGATAACCCGTGATTAATAAATAAATTGACAGTTGCAGTACTTACTCCCAGCGGTTTGCAGAGCGAGCTTTGCGTCATGTCATGTTGTTTAAGCAATTGTTTAAGTGCGCTCATGGATTACTCTCCAACCACTCGTAATTTCGGTTTTTGGGTTGCAGCTTTGATGCCCTCTGCAATTTCGGAAATAACGTCTTGCGGAACCTCGCCATTTGGATATGACTTTTTAAGTGCTGCCATGCATTCAGGTGTCCACAAATCACCTACAAGGCCACGAATTTGTTTTGCAGCTTGGATCAAATTGACTGGTGCAACCTGACGACGGCTAATTTCTGTCTGCATTTGTTCGCCAGCCCGTGGTAAATATTCAGGGACTTCATGCTTGGTAATATGTGCAGTTGGATCAATTTGACCTTGATACGCTGGAGTGCGCTTTTTAATAGCCTTATCAACTTCAGCTTGTGTTTCAGCGTTGTAAGCCTGCTTCATAATGCGCTTACGAGACTGATCAATTTTGCTGTCTGGCATAGCGTGAATTTCTTCACCGATTGCAGGCGATTCAGCTAACTGACCAAAGATGTCGTATTGATCTGGTTGAACGGTATGGATGACTTGTTCGCCATGCTCGTTGGTCATCAAGATATCGATATCTGGTGCGCGATATGGGTTAACAACCACATCAACTTTGGCACCTACATAAATTCCATCAATATGACGAACGCTATAGAACTGCTCACCATAACCTTTGATCGTATGTTGAATCGTTAAGTCACCTTTGACGGTACGCGATACAGGTAATGTGCTTACCAACTCTCGGCATAACTCAATTGGTGGTGCAATACGTAACTGTTCAGGGCGGATCATCTGCCATACTTGGTTCCGTGTACGTTTAGTACGGCTATGCACTTTTGTTTCGTTAAACATCACACGCCATTGGGTTGCAAATGCGTTCAACTCATCAATGCTATCTACCGTTTTAAAAGTGAGTAGTGACTCAAACTGAGTTTCGATCAGGTTGTTGGCTTGTTCAACTTGACCTTTTGCGCGGCTGTTATGTGTAGCATGAGCAATAAACTCAACGTTGAGACGTTCAAGTAAATTGCGGAATAAACCACTGGTGTTTGCTGAGCCTTTATCAACATAAAAAATAAATGGCACACCGTGCATTGGTTCTTGATTGCTACGTTTTTGGATAGCGTTTAAAAACACATTGGTTAAGTTCTCAGAGCTTTCAGCTCCCCACACATATTCAAAGTAAATCCAGCCAGAAGTGTGGTCTGTGATGACATAACGGATCACACGGTCTTTTTCGATTTTCTTTAAATTCGCTGGTTTATTTTTGTAGAACTCACGCTCATCCATAACGTGCATACCAGATTTTTTGTTGAGGTAAAAAACCACACAAATTGATGCATCAGCTTCCCATACATGATTCGGGTGTAATGAGCGTTGTTGCTGGTGTGCAGTTGGTGTAACCAGTTGAGATGGGTGACACATATTCTGTTTCATAACTCTGGAAATCGTGGCTGCTGAAACTTTTGGCGCTTTGCCACTATCCTGTGCAACTTCCAAAGCTAAGTTGATTGGCATACGTTTTTTGCCAGTTTTACTCATGGCACTAATGACCATGCCACCAACCAATTCAGCAGTTTCTACACTGACAATGGATTTACCTTTGTCGCTGCGTTGTTTGCGACCAGATTTATAGCCGACTGCTTCAAGTTCCGTGATGAACTTCAAGCACAGATTACAGCTTTACTTAATTATGTTTCATATCCACGAATCCTCGCGTCAGGTGTTTTTTATTATAATGGCGGCGAAAACGGTGGCACAGTTACAATGATTGGTGGCTCAGATGGTTGGGTTGCTGATAACGATAAGATTAAAGCACCTGATATTTACAATTTGACAGATCGTAATATTGGGATTTTTCTAAGTCCTGAATCTGGTAATGAGGCTTCTTCATTTGATCGTGATGTTAATTCATTTAAGCCAAAAATATTTAACCGCTCAGGCCAAAACCGAGTTGTATATTCAGGTCAAGTAAGTTTCCAAGTTCTTCAGCATAAAAATCCCAATAGCACCACAGTAGATGGAGATTATCCGGTTGGCTCATATAGTTTTATTCTTCAACCGGGTGAAACGAAAGTATTCACGTTGATTGGTGCTGGCGGTGGTGGTGGAGCATCTCGACGTTCTAATAGTTCTGATTATCCCTTAAGTAATGGTCAGAATGGTGCAGATGTTCTACTTAAATTAAACGGTGAAAACATAGCTATCGTACATGGCGGCGGCGGCGGTACTCAGGGTGTATGGAGTAATGGTTCCTCTTATGACAATGGTCTTGCTGGTACAATTGGAGATGTTGATATTATTGGAGCCTTCGATTCAACTACTATTACTCAAGGTAAAGCAGGCAACGCAACCAGAGAAGATCATACAGGTGGAACCTCTGTAAGTCCTATTGCTTTGTTTGGCAAAGGTGGTGATGGTGCACAAGGAATTGGTGACGAAGGCTGGTCTTTTGGTGGCGGCGGAGCATCTGGCTCTGTTTTAGTAGCTCAATACACTAATAGAAGTACAACTAATCAGACAATTACTCTGGTTGTTGGTCGTGGAGGTGTTGGGGGGCAAAAAGGAGGCTTTGACTGGGATGTTGTAGGAAGTAAAGGAACAGATGGTTTCGCTAGAGTTTCTAGTGGTTAA